TTCTACGACGACCTCTGCGGGTTCGGTACCGGGATTCTCTATGGCGATGTCCGCAGCAATAAGCTCCGCTACCGGGCCACGCCCCTGTCACACCTCTGGATTCAAGAGGACGCGTTCGGGCAGGTCGATACCGTCTACCGCAAGTTCATGCTGAGCGCTCGTCAGGCCAAGGATTATTGGGACAAGGTTCCCGAGGACGTTGAGAAGCAGCTTGAGAACGACCCCGATAAGGAAGATGAGTACGTTCAGGTGATCGGCCCCCGGACTGATTATTCCCCCGGTGCGATGAGCGCCAAGGGCAAGCGGTTCTACTCGATTGTGATCCGGGTCAAGAGCAAAGAGATTGTCCACGAGGGCGGTTACGACGACCAGCGGTTCATGGTCGCGCGCTGGAAGAAGGCCTCGGGCGAGAAATACGGCCGTGGCCCCGGCATGGTCGTCTTGCAGGAAATGCGGATGGTCAATGCGATGGCCCGCTCTGGGCTGGTTGCCGCCGAGAAGCAGGCCGACCCGCCCGTGCAGATGCCCGACTCGGGGTTTATGGGCCCAGCCCGACTCCAGCCCGGCGGGATTAACTACTACCGATTGTCCGCCGGTGGCGCTCGGATCGAGCCAATCAATACCGGCGCAAGGGCCGATATTGCCGAGAATGCGATTGACCGCCACCGGCAGACCATCCGTAGGGGCTTTTTTAACGACCTGTTTGAACTCCCCGATGTCGATCGGATGACCGCGACCGAGGTGGTCCAGCGTCAGCAGGAACGGATGCAGATGTTCAGCCCGACCCTTATCCGGTTGTACAACGAGATGCTCAATCCCGCGATCAAGATGGCCTACAACCATCTGGTCCGGCAGCGGACGATTGACCCGCCCCCTGGGGATATGCCCCGTTCGGCGATGAAGATCAGCTACACCTCGCCGATGGCCCGCAGCCAGAAGGCGTCCGAGCCCGGCGGGTTCAGTCAGTGGATGGCCGTGATGTCCCCGCTTGCGTCGGTGATGCCGGAAGTGCTGGACAGCATCCATCCCGACCGGATGGGCAAGCGACTCGCCGAAGCCCTGTCGGTCCCCGCCGAGGGCCTGCGTACCGAAGCCGAATTGAACGAACTGCGGCAGGCCCGAACCGAGGCCATGCAGCAGCAACAGGAAGTCCAAGCGGCACAGGGCGTGGCGAAGGCCGCCCGCGACGGTGCCGGTGCAATCTCTGACCTGCGATGATTGAAAAAACACATAGCCTTTCTGAAACCGTGCCGGATGAAACACACGAGCGGGAAGCCAATCGGCTTAACCTTCTCTACCACTCGGTATTCTCTACCCCCGACGGCCGGGAGGTCTTGAACGACCTGCTTGAACACAGTACCATTGTGGCTCCGATGCTTGATACGCACGAGGCGCTCGCTTTTGCTGAAGGGCAGCGGTCGGTGATCTTGACCGTCATCCGAAGAGCCGGGTACGATCTCGGCATCCAATCCCAAGAAGGAAACGAAAATGCTTAACGATCTGATGTTCCCCCGCTTTATGGAAGAAACCGACGGCGGCGATGAGGGCGGTGGGGCCGGTAGCGAGTCCGCCGTGGTTGACGCCCCCGCTCCCGATTGGCGAGATTCTCTGCCCGAGGATATTCGTGCCGATCCGTCACTCAAGGACATCAAGGATGTCGGCTCGCTGGCGAAGGGCTTTGTTCACGCTCAGAAGGCCGTGGGCAACAATGTGGCGATCCCCAGCAAGGACGCCCCGCAAGAGGATTGGGACGCTTTCTTTAGCAAGGCGGGTCGGCCCGAGTCCGCCGATAAGTACGACTTCTCCAAGCTGGAAAAGGTCGAAGGCGTGGAAATCCCCGCCGAAGCCGCCAAGGGCTTTAACGAAACCGCACACAAGCTCGGCCTCAGCCAACGGCAGGCGGCCGGGCTGATGGATTACTACCAGAAACTCTCGGGCGAAAGTGTCAATCAGGTTTCCCAGATGCAGGCCGCCGACCGCGAGGCTTCGGTTGCTGACCTCCGCAAAGAGTTCGGGGCGGCGTTCGACGAGCGCCTGTCTCAGGCCAAGGACGCCGTGAAGCATTTTGGCGGCGACCAGTTGATGCAAGTCCTTGATGAGACTGGACTTGGAAACAATCCCGATCTGGTCAAGGCCTTTGCGAAGATCGGCAAGGCGATGGGCGATGATGAGTTGTTCGGCAGTGGTCAGGAAACCGGCGGCGGCAAGCTCACCCCGGCCGAGGCGACCCGCCAGATGGACGCCTTGCGTGGCGATAAGGACTTCATGCTAAACTACTTCAGCGCCGATAAGCCCGGCCATGAAGACGCGAAACGGAAGATGACCGAGCTTATTGGGTTCGCTTCTTCTGGACGATAAAGATGGTTTTTCTTGTTGACCCTCGGGTGGGATGTTTCCCCGCCCGAGGGTTTTTAGTTGACAAAGCCCGCTGTCGTGTTGTAATCTCTTGCCGTTGGGTAGCTTATTAAGTCCAACCGACTGCCTGAAAGAAGGCCGCTGGCGGCGTACCGCAAGAAGTCGTCCATATCTCATGGGTAGCGACTCGCAAAGAGTGTTTTTTTACCTACACCCCTTTGGGAGTCTGTTATGTCCGTTCAAATTACTACCGCAATGGTAGATCAGTTCACCGCGAACTTCACCATGCTCGCCCAACAGCGAGGCTCGAAGCTCCGCGAATGCGTCATGCTCAAAAGCGGCATCGTCGGCAAACGAAGCTCGATGGATCAAATCGGTTCCAAGGTCGCCAAGAAAAAGACGACCCGCCACAGCGATACCGAATACACCGACACGCCGCACGCCCGGCGTTGGCTGACCCTCTCTGATTACTTCGACGCAGACCTGGTCGATGACGAAGATAAGGTCCGCATCCTCAGCGATCCGACCAGCGAGTACATGCAGGCGATTGCATGGGCGCTTGGCCGTTCGATGGACGACGAGATTATCTCGTCGTTTACCGCACCTGCTATTACGGGTCAGGACGGCACTTCGAGTGTCACCTGGGCTCCCTCGGCGTATGATGGCACCAACGGTTCCAGTCAGGTTTATATCCCTCACGACTACGACGAAGCGGGCACGCTGGGTGATACCGGCCTGACCGTCTCGAAGCTCCGCGTTGCGAAGCAGATTCTCGACGGCCGTGATGTCGCCTCTTCGGACGAGGAAGAGCGATTCATCATCTGTAGCCCGATCCAGATCACCGACCTCCTCCGAGACGAGAAGGCGACTTCGAGCGACTATGCTCAGGTCAAGGCTCTGGTCGAAGGCAAGATCGGTCAGTTCATGGGCTTTACCTTTAAGCCCCTCACCCGAACCAAGACGGTCAACGCGACCTACGGCACGGGTTCGACCGATGAACAGGTCTGCCACTGCTATGTGAAGTCCGGCGTTGCCCTTGGCATCGGCCGCGACATCACTGGGCGCATCACTGAGATGCCTACCAAGCACTACTCGGTTCAGGCTTACGGGTCGATGAGCATTGGTGCCACTCGGACAGAAGAGGCTAAAGTCCTCGAAATCCGTACCCAGTTCCCTGCCGCCACCTCGTAAGGTGATGGCTGACCCAAGACTCGCCCCTTAAATACACACACAATTGGAGTTTCATCATGGCTACTACTAATGGCACTCAAATGGCGAAGGTCCTCGCCACGGACGGGTTTACCAAAGCCCGCTCGAACGAAGTCACGGGCAAGGTCCGCGTCTTCCGAGAAACCGTGACCTTGGCTTCGCAGGCCTCTGGCGACATTATCCGTGTCGGTCAGCTTCCCGCGAACGCGAAGTTCCTGTACGGCGTCCTTGTCGCCTCGGCCACCCTTGGCGGCACGGCGACGATCAAGATCGGTACTACCGCTTCTGACGCCGCCTTCCGTGCTGCCGCGACGCACACGGTCACTACGCCCGTTTTGTTTGGCACTTCGACCGGCCTGGGCCTGTCGTTTACTGCCGCAACGAATGTGATCTTGACGGTTGGTGCTGCGGCTTTGCCCTCCTCGGGCACGCTGTACATCGAAATCTTTTACTCGGTTGAGTAATTGATTCGATCGCTCTCTTCTTGGCCTGCCCATCCATTCGTGGGTGGCAGGCTTTTTTTTATCCAAGGAAGCCCGATGAAGAAGTTTTTGCTTATCGTTCTGGTCTGTCTGCCTCTGGCAAGCTGCGGGTTCCTCCCCTCGGTGGATGAATCTCGCGCTGCTCTCGCCGATGCCAAGATCGCCTTGGCTGAGGCCGAGGCCGAGCGGGACCGCCTGCTCTCCAGTGGTGAGGCCACCTCTGAGCAGCTTGAGAATGCGGACCGGACCCTTGCTGCGGCACAGGAATACCGCGACGCGGCCGAACGGCTGATCGGTCTGTCTGAGGAGCAGGTCCCAGACTTTCTTCAAGGCGTCACGGCGGCGGTCGGGACCGCGACCGGGCAGCCCGGTATTGCTTTGATTGGGCTTGCTATTGCTGGTTTTTGGCGTGCTCGACGCAACCGTGCGGTTGCTGATAACCTAGTCAGGTCGATGGAGCCCGTTGTGAACTCCGCCAGCGAACAAGAGCGGGCTCACATTCGATCTATCCAGACTCCGGCTACCAAAATAGTTGTCGATCAGTCGCAAGGGAAACGGAAGTCTTTTGGAATCTAACGCCGAACACAACCGGATTGAAGCGAATATCAGCCGCAAAAGCACGCTGACCCTTGGCTTGGCAATTGCTGCTATTGCGGGTGCCGCTGCTTTTGGCTGGAACGTGAACAAGACGATGGCCTCGATCGAAACCAACGCGACCCGGAACAAGCAGGAGTTGAAAGACCTCATCCGGGACGGCGATGAGGACTCAAA